CCTTAGTACACCATACATGCCAATCACAGCAGGCCATAACAGCCCGCTACCGCTCACAATGTCTGGCAGCTCTAGGCTGGTATTTGGTTGATCCACAATTGCACGCTCTTGCAATATTTGTATGCTGTTGCCAATCAACATAATTTTGTAGTTGAAGGGCGTTATAACCTGACGTGTACCCAGCAACAAATCACTGTTGGTTATTGCATCTCGTAAGTCTCCTTGCGCATCGTACATGCTGGCAATCACACGCTCAATCACACCCAATTTCTTGACTTTGGCAGGAGAACTAATCCAGATAGGTAAATTAAATCGCAACGTACAAATGTCTATGGGATTTTCTGTGGATATAGGTATAGTTCTACTAGACCATTGCACACTTTCTAATTCAACCACGCTCAAACTAGTCCAGTCAATGTAGTTGTCTGTGCTTTGTATTTCCAGTGAAGGATTGAACAAGGTTAGAATTTGTTCAAGTAGTTGCATCTTTTGATTGGTGTTTGTGGTCCAAATATCCAAGTTCAAAGTCAACTTGTAGGGCACAGGCATTAGTCGTTCAATGGTAAACGCATTGCCCTGGGAGGTTTCGTAGGTTTCTGTAACAGTGTCGTAGGTTCGTTGCTTGACTGCAAAACGAGACACAAAGTAAGGTTCTTGCATGCGCGGACGATCGTAATCCAGGCCTGCAATATAGAAAGTCATCAATGGTGAGCTGGGCAAACTGTTGGCTGAGTTTTCTTGAATGATAGTCTGCGCATTGCGACTAGCATCACCGTAGCGAACTGGTACACGCAACAGCGCATACTGATCAGGATTGGCAGAATCGCGACCGTACTCTATTTGGAACCCTGAAAAGATTCTAGTAAATTGCAGTAAAAAACGACGTATTTGATCATCGTAAAAGAATTGTTGCATTGTTTATCCGCCGTTGTCGGCTCTGGGTTTGAGAATTTCGCTGAGACTCTGACGACTTGAAATCATGCCGCGATCTGTGGTGCGAACTTCTGCTGTGTTATTTACAAAGCCCGAGCGTAGGGTCTTGTTATTTGGCCCGTTGTTGAGATCTGTGCGAACATTGTCTTCGATACGCACCCAACGATTACCATCAAAGCGGAACAGCCGATTGGGCAAGAAGTCCAATCGCAAAGCATAGTCTCCGCTGACTGGATTGTCTGGGAAGCTTACTCCCGGCGTGACTGGGAAACCGTTTGGGGCTTTGCCGTCACCAGTTAAGTAACCCAGAGTATATCCAAATCCGCGAGGAGTAGAGTTCATACCACCTTCGGTGCCGTCTACCGTGGTAGTAGAACTGGTATTGAGTCCCACAGGATTGGCTGGTTGTCCATTTTCTAAAGTGGGAGTAATATAAAACTTGTCAACATCGTAGCCACTTAAAGGAACTTCAACATCGGCCTGTGCAAGGATAGCATCATTGATTTCTTGATCCTTAGTGCGAGTGGTCATTTGATCACTCTGAGTTAACGGTGTGTACTCTAACCAATAACTGGTGTTGTTGATAGTAGTTCCTGCAGGCACATTTTGCACAGCCTGATAATAAGTGTTACCGTAGTTAACAACAGTACCTGCAGGATAGAAATTGTCTGAGTCCCAGATATTCTCTTGGACCATGGGTTTTTTGAGTACGTCTTTGTATTCTTGTGCGTTGACCAACGGTGTGGCTTTCACACGCCAAAGGTGTGGCAACCAGGTTTGGCTGAATCCTTCGGATGCAAAAGCAGCGTCTTGAATCACATAATATTTGGGCAAGGGTTGTGGAATAGCCGGATTCAATGGATAGTAGTCTTTTAGTGTAGGAATTTCTAAAACGTCACCATTCATGAGTTTGCGCCCAAATTCATCAATCATGCGATTGTAATGGAATGTAATGAACAAAGTGTCGTTGTTTAAAAACAAGCCAAATTGACTTAAATCAAAATCAATGTCCTGAGTCTGAAACACTCCGCGCATGACATACACATCTTGATCGTATATTCTGTCGCGGTTTTCCAACAACAGCAGATCCTGTATGTTCAGTGGGCTTTGTGTTTCATACACAGGCTGTGTAGCATCAGCATTGCCCGAAAATGCCGAATCTTCCCCGCCAGTTTGCGGTCCCATGTATTTGTGGATGTAGATATCCACACCCCCAACAGTGTACATTTCTCGGATGGTACGATCCAAAAATTGATAATCACGAGTGCGATTTGGGCGGTAAAGGCTTAGACGGGGCATAGTGTAGTATTTATGGGCGGTTGACCATTAAATCCCAAAGTGCTATAATACACACTTATCCACTCCGGGAGTATGGTATGAAAGCCGCAAACTTTGTAGCAAAGTACACAGGTCCAAAAGGCAAGGGCTTTATTCTGCCCTATGACAAAGTCAAAGCCACAGAAAAATGGGTAGAGTATGCACTTGACATTGTGGACATGAGCCGTATAATAATGTCTGCAGACTTCAACACTAAATGGAAACTAGCAGAAGCCCTGGAAGTAGCAGAACGCAAAAAAGCCTGGATGTATAAACACAAAAATTTTGACGTTAAACGTGCTGCCAAACTTTTTGACACCGTAAAACACTTGCCCACGACTAAGTAAGGAACAATCATGATCGCAACCAAATCTGTCAAACCCTTAAATCCTCGTAGTGCCGATACCAATGCAATGGGTATGGAGCCCACTTGGCGAGTGCAACCCACTGACAATCGTATCAGTGCGCTGAGCCATGCGTTTTCTTGGTACAATTATTTTTACGGCAAAAAAGATGCTCGTGAGATGATTGTGAACTATCTGGAAACACATGGACGCAAAGCCGACGTTCGCACACTCAAACGCATTCCTGACAGCTCAATCCGACTCACAACCGGTTGGCTGTGCCGTATGAGCATGGTGGGACTGGAGTTCACAGAACACGAGCAGATCAAATTAGACAACTTGCTAAAAGAGATTTTGGAATCCAAGCAAGATGAAGAAGCAGAGGAAGTAGTAGCCGAGGACACAGTACCAAAGATCACCATTCAGGACCGACTGCGTGAAAAGGTGTCGGAATGTGCAGGTGAAATGGATGGTTTGTTCGACGAGTTCATTGCGTCAGGCGCCAAACTCACAGCAGACTACAAACCCGTGGCGCTCATGCGTAGCCTAAACATTGCACCACAAATGGTCAATGACATTAAGCAAATCTGGACTCGTAAACTTGTGGAGTTTGATGCCGCAGTTGAGGGCAAAGATCCAGACTTGACTCAAGGCTACGGCTATCTGAGCAAAATGCAGTTACGGAATTGTGTAAAGTTCTGTGAGCTTGTGATTTCAGATTGTGGTGCTTATGTACAAATTAAAAAGGTCGAACGCAAGCCACGTGCAGTCAAGGCAGTGACGCCAGAAAAGAAAGCCGCAAAGTTCAAGCATATTGTAGAATTTGCAGAACTCAAGCTCAAAGGCTTGCCGGCTGCAAGTTTAGTAGACAAAGCAGAAGCCTGGTTGTACGACACTAAAAAACGCAAGTTGATCCACCTTATGGCAGATGAATACACCAAAGTTTTCACGGTGAAATCCAATGCTGTTATTGGATTTAGCACAGTAGACAGCCAACAAAAAACTGTGCGTAAGCCAGCAGAGGTACTCCGAGCCATGGGTGCCGCAGGCAAGCCAGCCGCTAGAAAGATCTACAAGGACTTGACCACTACAGAAACACCGTTCAACGGACGTGGTACAGAGAACTTGATCATTCTCAAAAGCTGGTAAATAAAGGGGACGGAGTCCCCCAATGGCAGAACAGCAACAAAACAGTCTCGAAACACTCAAGCAAAATCTCAATGATTATGTGCGGCTTCAACTTGGTGGTGATATTGTAGACATCGAATTGGACCCTGCACACTACGAAACAGCGTATCAAAAAACCATTGGCACCTATCGTCAACGTGCTCAAAATGCCTATGAGGAAAGCTATTCCTTTATGGAACTGGTGCGTGACGTAAACATTTACCAACTACCACAGGAAGTTGTTTCTGTAAGACAAATATTTCGCAGAACTTTTGGCGATTCTACTGGACCATTTGCCTCAAACTTTGATCCGTTTGCACAGGCCAGTTTGAACGTTTACCTGATGAACTTCAACGTAGCCGGTGGTCTGGCCACATACGATTTCTACAGCCAATATGTAGAATTGGCCGCACGTATGTTCGGCGGCTATGTAAACTACACTTTCAATCCAGTGACCAAAAAATTACAGATCATTCGTGATCCCAAAGGCACTGGCGAGAATGTGTTGCTTTGGTGCTACAACCTAAAGCCCGAAATCAATTTACTCAGTGACTATCAGATCCAACAATGGATCAAGGACTACATGGTAGCCAATTGTAAAATGATCATTGGCGAAGCACGTGAAAAGTTTGGCACCATTGCTGGGCCGCAAGGTGGCGGCACCCTTAACGGTGCGGCCATGAAAGCCGAAGCCAAAGAAGCCATGACAGCCCTAGAAGAACAACTCAAGCTGTACATGGATGGTTCGCAACCGTTGACCTGGGTAATTGGCTAATCATTTGTAGACTTAGATTTAAAATTCTGTTATACTTGCAGTATGGCAGATTTAATGATCGATCTTGAAGGGCTTGCAACAGGCCCAGACACTACAATACTAACTATTGCGGCCCAGAGCTTTGACCCGTTTGGGCAAGGACATTCTGGCCAGAGTTACTATGCTAGAGTCACATTAGAAAGCCAAGAAGACCGTGCCATTGATCAAGGCACAATTGAATGGTGGGCTACACAACCTGCTGTAGTTCGAGACGAAGCGTTCAACGAACAAGGCCGTATTCCTCTAGATCAAGCATTAGATGGGCTAGGCCGGCTGATTTGGCACTCCAACAGAATCTGGGCACAAGGTCCCACATACGACATGAACATCCTAGAGCATGCTTACAAGAGCTACAGTAAAGCACTGCCTTGGAAATTCTATGCAGTTCGTGACAGCCGCACAGTTTTCAGCTTGTGGCCAGATCAGCCCATCCCTCCCACTAGCCATCATGCACTAGAAGACTGTCGTAGACAGATTGGTATGTTGCAACGTACTCTAAAACACCTTAACGTAACCTCACTCAAATGACACTTCCTAAACTGCTTGTTATTGGCAATGCTCGACATGGTAAAGATACTGTGTGTGATATTCTGCGTGAAGAATTTGGCTATAGTTTCCGCTCTAGTTCGGACTTTTGTGCTGAAAAGTTTATCTATGCAGAACTCAAAAACAAATATGGATACACTAGCTATGCACAGTGTTTTGAGGATCGACACAATCATCGAGCAGAGTGGTACAACATGATTCATGCTTACTGTAAAGACGATTATGCTAGACTGGGCAGAGAAATATTTGCTGAAAATTCAATCTACTGCGGACTTCGTAACAAGAGCGAGTTCCATGCCATGCGTAACACTCAGGTGTTTGATTGTGCTGTTTGGGTAGATCGTAGTAATCATTTGCCAGCTGAGGACAAGTCTAGCATGAGCTTGGAAATTTGGATGGCTGATTATGTGATTGATAACAATGGCACCTTAGAAGATCTCAAACGCAACACACGTGAACTAGTTACACGTCTGGTTGCAAATCACCGGGCCGCCATACTGAATCAGTTTTTGCTAAGTCGACTTCACAATTACGGCACACTGTTTTGAGATTCTTTTGAGCAGTATTATTAAGATCACCATCCACGTGATACACTAGAGCTTGTGCTGAATAGCGGGCTTTGAATCCGCAACGATCGCACGTCATTTTTTTCTTGTACCCTGCTGCCTCCCAGCGTGGTATTCTCTTTTTAAGACCCCGACCTTTGCGCAAGCAGTTGTCACAACGACTGCGATAGTGCTTGACTCCGTCTTTGACGTAGTTTACAGCACAAGGTCTTTGGTTACAGGCCTGACACACGGGTCTTTGCATGAGATATTTATGGTGGACCTTTGCCAAAGGGCAGCGTAGAGCGGCAATTTTGGAGGATATCTATAAATATTGATATCTTGAAAAGGAATAGACCATGGCTCTAATATCACCCGGCGTAGAAGTAACAGTTATTGACGAAAGTCAATATATCCCTTCTGCTGTCAACACAGTACCTTATTTTCTCATCGCCACAGCACAGAACAAAATCAGTGCCAGCGGAATCGGTGTAGCTCCAGGTACCTTAGCAGCAAATGCTAACAAAACATATCTCATCACCAGTCAGCGCGATTTGGCTGCCACTTTTGGCGTACCATTCTTCTATCAGACCACTGCTGGCACAGCTATCAACGGTTACGAACTCAACGAATACGGTTTGCTTGCTGCATATAGTTCGTTGGGCATTACCAATCGTGCGTATGTTCAACGTGTGGACGTAGACTTGGCAGAACTTACTGCTAGTTTGACTCGTCCTACTGGTAATGCAGAATCTGGCAGCTACTGGCTAGATGCAGCAAACAGTGTATGGGGTATCCAGGAATGGAATCAAACCACTGCAACATTTACAGTAAAAACACCACTGATAATTACCGAAGACACCAGCGTAGTCAACGCAGGCAGTGGTAACTATGCCCCATTGCAAAGCATTGGCAGCATTGGTGACTACGCAGTAGTTGAACAGGCTGTTAATATTCCAATCTATTACAAAAATGCTAGCAACCAATGGGTTCAGTTGGGAACCAATGCCTGGAAAGACAGTTGGCCCACAGTAACTGGTACAGGTACTCCAACTTCTTTGGTCAACGGCTATGACCTTTTTATCAACGACAGTTTGGTTGCTGTGGGATTCAATGGAACCGCAGCCACAGTGGCTGGATATGCACAGGCCATCAACGACACCAATATCACTGGGGTCTCAGCTGGCGTCATCAGCGGTAAGTTGGTTATATATGCAGATTCTACTGCGGCCAACGATGGTTCAACACTGAGCAACAATGGTTTGATTACCATTGACATAGGTCCTAACAGCGGATCTGTATTGTTGGCTAGCCTTGGACTTCTAACTGGTGAATATGCAGCACCAACTTATTTGCCTGCATACAGCTATCAGGCTCCCCGTTGGAGAAGCACAGATACAAGCCCACGCCCTACTGGTTCTATCTGGAATAACATGAGCCCAGCAAACAATGGATTAAACATTGTTATGCGGGTGTACAATGCTGCACTGGGATCGTTTGTTGCACAAACAACTCCAGCATATGAAAGTAACGCAACATCAACTTATGGATTTGACCCAGCAGGCGGTGGAAAAAATATTCCTGTTGGTACAACTTACATTCAATGGAATAATAATCAGATCAATACTGGTGGTATAATATCAGCTGCCTTTACCATATTCAAACGATATGCACTAGGAGCCACAGTAGTCACATCCAGCATCAACGATGCGTCTTTTCAGATCGGCAACAGTTTCCAGATCAGAGTAACCGAAGCAGGATCAAACGCATTTGCCGGTCCGTACCTTGTAACATTAGCTGGAACAACACCTACAGATTTTGTCACCGCGGTCAGTGCGGCTAATGCGCCTTACACAAGTGCGTCTATCAACAGTGATGGATATATTGTGTTTACCCATTCCCAGGGCGGAACAATTAGTCTAACTGACGTTTCTGGAACACCAGTTGCGTTGGCCGGTTTTACTGCAAGTACCCCACTGTGTCGAGCATCGGGTAGAGTTGCTAGTACATTGGTATTATCTAACTGGGTAGCTAATCCACTGTTTACATACACTGCCAGCACCACAGAACCAGATCAAGATCCAGCAAATGGACGCTTGTGGTACTACAGCACTGTAAGCGAAGCTGATATCATGATTCAGAACAACAGTGCCTGGACAGGATATCGAAACGTTACTAACGATGTTCGCGGTTTTAACCTCAACTTGACCAACGCTGCAGGTCCTATTATTGCTGCCACAGCACCAACCACACAGACAGATGCCAACACAAGTCCATTGCAACTTGGCGATTTGTGGATTGATACCAGCGACTTGGAAAATTATCCTAAGCTGTATCGTTGGGAACCACTGAATGGAGTGAATCAGTGGGTAGCAGTTGACACATCTGATCAGGTTAGCGAAAATGGTATCTTGTTTGCTGATGCACGTTGGAGCTCAACAGGCACTGCGGATCCCATAGCTGATCCTATTCCAACTATTGTATCATTGAACACTGGAACTGGTGCAAACTATTTGGATCTTGATGCTCCGAATCCTGATCTATACCCCCAAGGTATGTTGTTGTTCAACACTCGTCGCAGTGGCTACAACATCAAGCGTTTTGCATTAGACTATTTTAATACTGAAAGCACCAGCTACAGTGTTGACGCTTATTCTGCAACAACAGCGTATGTCTACAATAACTTTGTGGTCTACAACGGCATCATCTATGTGTGCAAGCTTGCACCTCCAAGTGTGGGAACCTTACCTACCAATACAACCTATTGGTCTGTGATTGATACCAACACCTGGGTAACTGCCAGCGGCA